CGTGACAGCCAGCAAACCAAAACTCGACCTGACAAACACAGACTGGATTTACGGGGTGGATCTATGAAAAACATCGCCGCACAGATGGTTAACTTTGACCGTGAGCAGATGCGTCGGATCGCCAACAACATGCCGGAACAGTACGACGAAAAGCCTCAGGTACAGCAGGTAGCGCAGATCATCAACGGTGTGTTCAGCCAGTTACTGGCAACTTTCCCGGCGAGCCTGGCTAACCGTGACCAGAACGAACTGAACGAAATCCGCCGCCAGTGGGTTCTGGCTTTCCGGGAAAACGGGATCACCACAATGGAACAGGTTAACGCAGGAATGCGCGTAGCCCGTCGGCAGAATCGACCATTTCTGCCATCACCCGGGCAGTTTGTTGCATGGTGCCGGGAAGAAGCATCCGTTATCGCCGGACTGCCAAACGTCAGCGAGCTGGTTGATATGGTTTACGAGTATTGCCGGAAGCGTGGCCTGTATCCGGATGCGGAGTCTTATCCGTGGAAATCAAACGCGCACTACTGGCTGGTCACCAACCTGTATCAGAACATGCGGGCCAATGCGCTTACTGATGCGGAATTACGCCGTAAGGCTGCCGATGAACTGACCTGTATGACAGCGCGAATTAACCGTGGTGAGACGATACCTGAACCAGTAAAACAACTTCCTGTCATGGGCGGCAGACCTCTAAATCGTGTTCAGGCGCTGGCGAAGATCGCAGAAATTAAAGCTAAGTTCGGACTGAAAGGAGCAAGTCTATGACGGGCAAAGAGGCAATTATTCATTATCTGGAGACGCACAAGAGCTTCTGTGCGCCGGACGTTGCCGCGCTAACAGGCGCAACAGTAACCAGCATAAATCAGGCTGCGGCTAAAATGGCACGGGCAGGTCTTCTGGTTATCGAAGGTAAGGTCTGGCGAACGGTGTATTACCGGTTTGCTACCAAGGAAGAACGGGAAGGAAAGATGAGCACGAACCTAATTTTTAAGGAGTGTCGCCAGAGTGCCGCGATGAAACGGGTATTGGCGGTATATGGAGTTAAAAGATGACCATCTACATCACTGAGCTAATAACAGGCCTGCTGGTAATCGCAGGCCTTTTTATTTGGGGGAGAGGGAAGTCATGAAAAAACTAACCTTTGAAATTCGATCTCCAGCACATCAGCAGAACGCTATTCACGCAGTACAGCAAATCCTTCCAGACCCAACCAAACCAATCGTAGTAACCATTCAGGAACGCAACCGCAGCTTAGACCAGAATCGAAAGCTTTGGGCTTGCCTTGGTGACGTCTCTCGTCAGGTTGAATGGCATGGTCGCTGGCTGGATGCAGAAAGCTGGAAGTGTGTGTTTACCGCAGCATTAAAGCAGCAGGATGTTGTTCCTAACCTTGCCGGGAATGGCTTTGTGGTAATAGGCCAGTCAACCAGCAGGATGCGTGTAAGCGAATTTGCGGAGCTATTAGAGCTTATACAGGCATTCGGTACAGAGCGTGGCGTTAAGTGGTCAGACGAAGCGCGACTGGCTCTGGAATGGAAAGCGCGATGGGGAGACAGGGCGGCATGAGACGACAGCGACGAAGTTTCACCGACATCATCTGCGAAAACTGCAAATACCTTCCAACGAAACGCTCCAGAAATAAACGCAAGCCAATCCCAAAAGAATCTGACGTAAAAACCTTCAACTACACGGCTCACCTGTGGGATATCCGGTGGCTAAGACATCGTGCGAGGAAAACAAGGTGATTGACGCGATGATTTATTCGGGGCTATATTCCTCACGCGCCAGCAAAATCTGGCGTCGGGATTAGCACCCCGGATATCGAAACGGTGCATAACCGCGCTGGCGGTTTTTTTATGCGCTAAGCACAGTCACATTCGCGATTTATGGCGGGCTGTGTGGGGGAGCCGAAAGGCTCGCCGGATGTTTCGACCGGTAGTGCTAACCCCGCACAGTTCGCCACCACGATGATTAGCACCTGACGGTGGCGAGGTAAAAATTATCGAAACGCGAGGTCATTATGGCTGTTCAAATTTCTGTCGAAAACCTTTCCCCTGTTACCTATAACCAGATCCCCGTAATTACTACTGAACTGTTGGCTCACCTTTACGGAACAAAAATCAAAAACATTTCTGATAACTTTCTGAACAACACGACGCGATTCATGCCCGGAAAGCATTACTTTAAAATTGAAAAAAACGAATTACGCGAGTTTAAGAACAGACCCGAAACAATCGGGTTAGTTGGTAAAAATGCCCGCGCCCTCATCCTCTGGACAGAACGCGGCGCAGCCCGTCACGCAAAAATGCTCGAAACCGATCAGGCGTGGGAAGTGTTCGAAAAACTGGAAGACTGCTATTTCAGCCAGTGCGAGAAAAATACTGGCAAACAAGAGAAGAAGCCCAACGGGCTTTCCGCAAAAGAAACAGACAGCCTTGTATGGCTGTGGGATTATGCCAACCGCTCACAGGCATTGTTCCGTGAGTTGTATCCCGCATTAAAACTGATTCAGTCTGGCTATTCCGGCATATGCTACGACTACGGTCATGAGTTCTCGTATGTTATTGGAATGGCGAGAGACGTTTTAATTAATCACACACGAGATGTTGATATCAATGAGCCAGACGGACCAACGAACCTTCTGGCATGGGAAAGGCTTAAGAACAAAGAATTGCCGCCTTCACTGCATCGCTACTGACAATTGACAACTTAACAAACCCAGCTTCGGCTGGGTTTTTTATTGCTGAATTTTCAATGTGAGAGGACATGACAATGAATGAGCTGATAAATAGCAATGCCATCAAAATGACAAGCATTGAAATCGCTGAGTTGGTGGGAAGTCGTCATGACAAGGTGAAACAATCCATTGAACGACTGGCTGTTCGAGGTGTGATCCGAAATCCCCCAATGGTGGTTTTCGAAAAAATCAATAACTTAGGATTACTTCGTGGCGTAGAGGCTTACGTTTTTGAGGGCGAACAAGGTAAGCGCGACAGCATTATTGTCGTTGCCCAGTTGTCGCCGGAATTCACCGCTCGCCTTGTTGACCGCTGGCGAGAACTCGAAGGGGCAACCGCGAAAATACCACAAACCTTTTCTGAGGCATTGCGCCTTGCGGCCGACCTTGAAGACCAGAAGGCTGAACTGGAGAAACAGCTTGCTCTCGCAGCACCTAAAGTTGAGTTTGCCGATCGCGTTGGCGAGTCCAGCGGAATTTTGATTGGAAACTTTGCAAAGGTTGTTGGTATTGGTCCAAACAAACTGTTTGCGTGGATGCGCGATCACAAAATCCTTATTGCTTCAGGCTCCCGGCGCAATGTGCCAATGCAGGAATATATGGATCGTGGCTATTTCACAGTGAAAGAAACAGCGGTCAACACAAATCACGGAATACAGATATCGTTCACCACAAAAATCACCGGGCGTGGTCAACAGTGGCTGACCAGAAAGCTGCTCGATAACGGAATGCTGAAAGTAACAGGGGAGGCTGCTTAATGGCTAAACCAGCGCGAAGGAAATGCAAAATATGCAAGGAATGTTTTCACCCGGCATTCTCAAATCAGTGGTGGTGCTGCCCGGAACACGGAACTCAATTAGCACTCGAACGACGAAGTAAAGAACGCGAAAAAGCGGAAAAAGCAGCAGAGAAGAAACGACGACGAGAGGAGCAGAAACAGAAAGATAAACTGAAGATTCGAAAACTCGCCTTAAAGCCCCGCAGTTACTGGATTAAACAAGCCCAACAAGCCGTAAACGCCTTCGTCAGAGAAAGAGACCGCGACTTACCATGTATCTCGTGCGGAACGCTCACGTCTGCTCAGTGGGATGCCGGACATTACCGGACAACTGCTGCGGCGCCTCAACTCCGATTTGATGAACGCAATATTCACAAGCAATGCGTGGTGTGCAACCAACATAAAAGCGGAAATCTCGTTCCGTATCGCGTCGAACTGATTAACCGCATCGGGCAGGAAGCAGTAGACGAAATCGAATCAAACCATAACCGCCATCGCTGGACTGTCGAAGAGTGCTGGGCCATCAAGGCGGAGTATCAGCAGAAACTCAAAGACCTGCGAAATAGCAGAAGTGAGGCCGCATGACGTTCTCAGTAAAAACCATTCCAGACATGCTCGTTGAAGCATACGGAAACCAGACAGAAGTAGCACGCAGACTGAAATGTAGTCGCGGTACGGTCAGAAAATACGTTGATGATAAAGACGGGAAAATGCACGCCATCGTCAACGACGTTCTCATGGTTCATCGCGGATGGGGTAAAGATACTGATGCGTGATATCCGGCAGGTTCTTGAGCGCTGGGGTGCATGGGCGGCAAATAACCATGAGGATGTTACATGGTCGCCCATTGCTGCCGGATTTAAGGGACTGATCCCCGAAAAAGTAAAATCACGTCCACAGTGTTGTGACGATGACGCGATGATTATATGCGGGTGTATGGCTCGCCTTAACAGGAACAACAGCGATCTGCATGACTTGCTGGTTGATTATTACGTGTTGGGGGAGACGTTCATGGCGCTGGCACGGAAACATGGGTGCTCTGACACCTGTATAGGTAAACGCCTTCACAAAGCGGAGGGGATTGTTGAAGGCATGCTGATGATGCTGGGAGTGAGGCTTGAGATGGATCGGTATGTTGAGCGTGAATTGCCGGGAGGGAGAACCTCTGTATTTTATCAGCGAAAAAATAGTTTACGATCGTAAAAATCTGCATATCATGATAAGAGTGGTTACATTGCCACGCAGCCGAACCCGCCGATGCGCGGGTTTTTTTGTACCCAGAATCCTGTGAGCTATACGGAAAGTACACAGAAAGGAAGGTGCGACCGCAATTAATAACAAAATCTTAAAAATCGCATATGGCACTATTAGTTTTCTAAATATTGTATATTTTAAGTATTGCAGGATAACCCTGTAACGAAGTTTGCGTAACAGCATTTTGCTCTACGAGTTTGCCAGCCTCCCCTGGTGGCTGGCTTTTTTTGTATCCGTTCAACAGGAATGTTACATACCTCACAATTAAGTCAGTTGAATGTTGTCTGCCCGGATGAGAATTTGTTAGAAAAAAACTGCATGGTGAATCCCCCTGAGCGGAGGGGCGACTGGTGACGGTATAATCTCTGATTATCAAAACGAGAATGACGAGGGTTTAGTGGCACCGGGCTGAACTCACCGGGAGGCACCCGGCACCATGCAATGGCACATAGCGCCACTCTCCAGCCCCTCTCCGGAGGGGCTTTCTTATGGACAAAAAAGCCCGCGCTGGGAGACGCGGGCGGCAAGGAATAAACAATGAAACGTGAAGTAATATTTCAGCTGGCGAATAATACCCTATAGTAATCACTCTGCGCAACTGCGCGACCTTTTTCGAATTGCGGGCTGTAGTCTCCCTTCTGCCATTGTCCTGTAACTTCCGGACTTCAGCCCGCTCCTTATTTTACTCACAATATTATCCCGGCCGGGAGGATTCATGGCATTTAAACACTATGATGTTGTCAGGGCGGCGTCGCCGTCAGACCTTGCGGAAAAGCTGACACACAAACTGAAAGAGGGCTGGCAGCCGTTTGGTAGTCCGGTGGCTATAACCCCTTATACCCTGATGCAGGCGATTGCAGCAGAAGGTGATGTGGTGGTCAGTGGTGCAACTGAGCCGGATTGGTACTACGTCATCGTACTGGCCGGGCAGTCCAATGCAATGGCTTACGGTGAAGGGCTTCCGCTTCCGGATTCATACGATGCTCCGGATCCGCGCATTAAACAGCTGGCGCGCCGCAGTACAGTGACGCCGGGTGGGGCTGCCTGCAGATATAACGATATTATTCCGGCCGACCACTGCCTGCATGATGTGCAGGATATGAGTACGCTGAATCATCCGAAGGCAGACCTGAGCAAAGGGCAGTACGGCTGTGTCGGCCAGGGCTTACATATTGCCAAAAAACTGCTTCCGTATATCCCGAATAACGTGGGGATCCTGCTGGTACCATGCTGTCGTGGTGGTTCGGCATTCACCCAAGGCGCGGAGGGGACATTCAGTGCGGACGCGGGGGCCAGCCAGGATTCGGCGCGCTGGGGTGTGGGTAAACCGTTATATCAGGACCTGATTGCGCGCACTAAAGCTGCATTACAGAAGAACCCGAAAAATGTGTTGCTGGCGGTGTGCTGGATGCAGGGAGAGTTTGACATGAGCGCCGCCACCCACGCACAGCAACCTGCGCTGTTTACAGCCATGCTGA